TTACGTATTACAGGATCACTATTAAATATTGTTTCAAAAGGGTTATCTCTTAAATCATCTATACGTTTTTTACGAGCTGTAGCCATAGCAGCTAGTTGAACAGCATTAGCCTTTTGTAATTCTAATAGAGTTCTTTGTCCCCAATCTTTAATCCTAGGTACAAATTGTTTCATATAGCTAAATTGCTTCTGCCACATTTCCTTTTTGGCAATTTCTTTATTAGCTATAGTCTCAAGCTTAGCCGCTAGTTCTGCAGATTCTGCAGCGTCTTCACCCATAGGCATAGTAGATCTAAATTGTTCAATAGCAGCATTAATCTCAGGAATTGTCATCTTTTGGAAGTCATGAGAAAGAATAGCAGTCTTTTTAGCGAAAAGATACTGCCTATACTCATCACCACCTGCTTCTGCGTCACCTTTATTTTTACCTATAAAATCATTTAACGTAGGTTCAGCAACGCCGTCTATATTACCTTGCTCAGCATAAGTAGTAAGAGAATCATTGCTCAAGGAGACTGAACGATGTGCAGCTTCTTGGTATGCAGCATTTTGACGCTCTTTAATTTCAGCATCAGCTTGGTTAATCTGACTTAAACGCCACTCGGGCGACATATGTGCATATTTAGGTGAAGGTTCTGCATATGTTTCTGTAACATTATCTTCATCATAGTTACCTTGACCAAAACCTGCTGGTGGTGGTTTATTAGGATCTGTCCAAGTTGCACCAGTATCAGAGCTAGGTCCAGAGTCTGTTCCAGCATTTGCAAATGCATACATATTAGCTTTACGTTCACGATTCCATTGACCTACACCAACTGAACCGCCAGGATCATTAGGATTATATGCACCTGGATTAAGATTAGAACCGCTTTCGCCCATAAGGGTACCAGTCATACCGGCAGCTTGTACAGGCGTAAGACCTTTAGATAAAAAATACCTATAAGCCTTCATAGCTGAAGGTGTAGCATTACCCGATAATACATTTCTAGCATGCGCAAGACGACCTGCAAAATTTGCTTTATCCTTATGAGGTCTTTCATAAGACAAACCAGCATTAACTGCAGCTTCAAGAGTAGTAGCTCTCTTTAATCTATAGTATGCGTTCTTTTCAGAACCACCACCATGACCTTTATTTTCCATCTCAGGATTTAATTCATGCCATACAAATGCTATTTGTCTAGACTGAAATCCACCGTCCATTTTGCCCTTAGGTAATTTACCACCGGACATGCTTTCGCCTTCACCCGTCACAACTCCTTGATCTTCTTTAAATTTCTTAGGATCTCTTTTACGTTCTCCTTCAGCTCGACCTTTAGTTATAACTTCTTTACCATGTTTTTTAAGTATGTCTTTCTGTGCCGGTGTAATCGGCATCTTATCAACATCAGCTTCATGCTGTTTAATAAGATCATCTGCTTTATCAGGATTAACCGCAGCTTCTACTGTTTTAGAACCTGCTAATTCATCAGCTTTACCAGAATGATAATTATATCGTTTATTTGCCTCATGTCCAGAGGTTTGTAACTGATGATCTCTACGAAGTATTTCAAGCTTATGCCTATATTCCTTCTGGAGTCGAGCCGGCATACTCGAGACTACTTTTTCACCTTCTGTAATAATAAAATTATTAGCATCTGATGTCATACCTTGTCCATCAGGCGCTTCATTCTCATTAACTACTTTAGTAGTATTTTCTTGAGCGCTTTGCTGGAAATCTTGCCATTTATAAGTTGCGTCTGTATCTTGGTTTTGTTTCTCACGCGCAAGCATATGCGCGCCAAGCTCAGAAAGATTTTCACCAATATGTCGTAATCCAGCTGCTTCATAAGCTGGAAACGTTGTGTCTGGCATACTGGATTTAGCAGTATTCAAACCTACTTCTGCTTCATACTCAGGAACTATAGGCATTGCTTATCCCTATGCAAAAGCGCTAGTGAGTTTAGTTCCTACACCAATTAAATCGCCAAGTGCTGCAAACATACCACCACGCTTAGCAGCTTTAGCTTCCATCAAACTCATCTTAGCTTGATAGCGCTGGTTACCGGCTTCTAAATCTGTACTAAATTGTATTGCTTGCTGGTCCATATCTCTTTGAGCGATACTTTGCTTTATAGTATCATCTACAGATTGGCCTTGAACACCAGCAGCTGCATAACCAGCTTCTTGAGAACCCTGAATAAAAGCAGCTTTCCTACCAGCCTGATAAGCTTCATAACCGCCTTTGACTTCTTCAGCCTGGGCTTGGCGTTTCTGAAACTGAGCTTGTGCTTTCAGTTGAGCAGCCTGTTGATTACCTTGCTGTATACTTGAAAATGCTTGCATAGCACCACCAAGTACAGTACCAATCATTCCTACGCCTGCGAAACACATGACTAGGTTTCCCTATCTAACTTAGACAAGAAGATACGTAATGTTACAGGCAACGGGTATATAGATCTAATAGAAAATACACCACCTTCTCCCCATGTGCCTTCCATTGTTACATCTTTAAGACCTGTATATAAGGGAATAGTCTGATCCATTAAATTCTTTGGAACACGTTCTACAACATCATCCCATGGAGCATTTACAGCTTCGCCCTGTATTTCAATGCCCGCAGATCTATATAAATCTAGTACTATTCTATCAGCACGAACTTTGCGTGAGAAGTAAGTTTCACCGGCTCGATCGGCAGATCGTGACCTAAGTATCTTAGCTCGAGCTTCATAACTTAAGCCTATTATTGCTTTATTAACAAATACACCAGAAGGCAACATAATCTGGCCAGCCTGTACAGTTGCACCAAATATAGTTGGTACTTCACCAAGACGACCATCGTTATCAGCTATACCTTTAATAAATACTCCAACCTCTTTACCCTCAAGGTGACTTAATCCAGTAATTATATTAGTATATGCACCATCATAAACTAATGCACTATCTAGTAGCCAAGCTTCATCGTAAGCTTGATACGTAAATGGATGATTAAAGTATTCTATATAACGTTTAGTAACACCATTAATTGTTCTACGAATCTGTACATAAACATCATCCCGCTTACCATCAACACCAGGTATAACAGCCACAGACTCATAGAAACCATCAGTGACATAGGGTGTGAAACCAACAATCTTTTGAACTCTATCATAGGCCATCACCACAAGATAACCTGAGTTGGTGATAACGTACAATTCATTAGCTGGAGATTTAGCCCATCCTATTTCACTAATACCATCAACTAGTAAATGTTCAGAAAGATATGATATATCAGGAGCATCATAAGTATCATCACTAAACGCGTAAAGAAGTTCACGAATACAATTCGTATAATAAGATACATAAAGAACTGCTGGACCAATTCTAACAGGACTAATAAAACTGGACCCAAAATTTGTTTGTAATAATTGCCGTATATTTTTATATGATAATGGATTATCATCACCAGCCGTAACTGTAGTTACCCCTTCAGTTGTTCCTACAAAAAGACCTTTACCTGGACTCAGCCATAGTATTGAGTTCTGTTGATTACCAGTTAAGGTTATATTAATAGGTGCACTATCAACAACTGGATCTTTTGGTGCAAAATCTTCTAGATCTATAGAAGACGAAAACCAAAGGTTACGTGGTTGTTCTATAGTTCCACCAAATACTAATCTGCCTTCAAAATCTGATACAGCCCCTGGATAACCAGTAAATTTCGAAAATGCTCCAAGTTGCCATGATACTGTACTTTTAATTTCATCAGACCATAATCCATTAAAAAGTCCAACTACCACCGTGGGAGAAGTGACACTAGTTATTTTAAGATTTTTCCAGAAGCCATCTGAAGTTTTAAATCGAATATATCTGCCTATATCATTTGCAGTGAATCCTGCATCTTTATTAATTCCTACGACTGAACTAAATGTTAAAGTCATAGGTAAATCTTTAATTTTAACATAAATTTCAGCTATTCTTATATTAGGATGACCATTATTCTTCTTTACATTTAAACGATATGCTTGATAAGGAGTTTCGTTGGCATTCTTATAATCATATCGGCGTGTTTCACCAGGTATCCAGTTAGCCTCGCCTACTCTTGAGTCAAGTTCTACCCAAGTACTTGTGCCAGGTACTAATCCTTCCCATGTCCATGCACGTGGAGCCATAGAATTAGATGAATCAAAACTGCCATTATCCAATTCACCACTATAAGCTATAGCATATCCATTTGCTTTTACAGGTGAACCTGCAAAAGAGTACTGACCTATAGTTTGTAATGGATCAGAGCCGCCACCTTTTTTGTTTGTGAACCTAAATTCTGCTTCACCTATATTATCGCCATCCCACCATTGTACTGGCGATCCAGTTCCTGCAGGTTTACCAGAACTAGAAGCTATTACACTTGTAGATGTAAGATTAACATCTAGATACGGACCATCAAAAAATGAAACTGGTTCTATTGTCCAATTAGTTTCACCTTTACGTGTTAATTTATGAATTGGATACTTTTGATGACACAAGTATATAATGTCGTTTATTTCAAGATATTTAATTTTAGGTATATCTTCAACAGCATATGGTGATACTATTTCATAAGGCGTACCACTTAATTTAACTTGGCCACGTAATGCAAAGAAACGTACATAAAAATTACCAAATTCAAGTACATAGGCTTGTACTGCATTAAAAATAAATGGAAATAAATATGATTGAGTTGATTGATCTTTTGTTGGCGCTATATAACCGGTTCCTGGACGCTTACGCATTGGCCCCTGGATTAACAGCGAAAAGTTCTTACACTCAGCAAGTCCTTGTCCATATTGGTCTATATCAATACGACTTTGTACTAGTGGAGATAGTTCACCACGTGAGAAGAGAGCTTGTGCTATTGTGGCCATTACGAATATCTCACGTCATCGTAGTAGCTAGCTACTTGGTCTTCAGCATAACCTTCAGCTGTATCAATAAACATAGCTGTAGTAAGAGATTCCTTGTATGCACTTGCAATTCTAGCTACAAACGTTTCTTTACCAGTCAACCAGTTACCTAATCTAAGTGCTAACTGTAAACTAAAGACATCAATAAATAAGGGTGACCACTTAGTAGCGTCTTCTATTCTCATGATGCAACGCACCTTAAGTGGAGGTGGAGCATTTGTAAGTATTCTATCACCTTCAACTGAATATCGTATAAGCGCACCATCCTTATAGCCACCTTGTCTAAGTGGCATAACACGTAAACAATCACTTGGCTTTATATAAGCATATTGATATTCAAACTCGGGCTTAGGCACTGCTTCTGGTAATTGATTCCTGTGAACAGCAAATCGCCAGGGAGTTAACGCAATTGTCATATCCCTGACGATTTTAAAGTTACGATTCATCCAACGACCAGAAGGACGATCGTCATCAAAAGAACTAATCGCACCTTCTTTAAGCCAATCAAGTGCTATATTAGCTACTTGAATATCAGTCATATTGGATGACATAATAGTCTCCTAAGCTGTAGGCGTAGCACTAGCATTAGCTGAAAATGTACCATTGTTGCCATTGCCATTTTGAGCACAAACTCTAAAGTACTTGATAACACCAGCAGTCAAACCAGTGATAGTTGTACTTTGGATATTGTTATTAACAAGTGCTACATCTGACCAGGTGCCAACTCCATCTGGAGACATTTGAACCAGATAAAGATTTGCATCAGGTGTAACACCCCATTTGAGATCTACCTTAAGTGAACCAGCCGTAGCAGTTAGGCCTGTCACTTGTGCCATAGTAGCGTCACGTTTAGTAGTTAATGCAACGCGACCACGACCATATTTCAAGTGATCTGGACCGTATTCACCAGCACGATAGGCATTTCTAAAACGCCTACGTTTCGAAGGAGCATAGACCGTCATAGAAACCTCCTATCAATTCGGGCCTACTTTTTGGCTTCTGCTTTAGCTTTAACACCGCCTGAAGAACCACCCAGGCCACCACCCAAGGGATGTGGTCCAGGCGGAACATATTCAGACTTCTCAGGATTTGGTCGATAAGAACCCGATTCCTGGAGCTGCTTCTTGACTTCAGGATCAAAGTCAAAATCTACCTTCTGAGGATCATCCCCAGCAGCTTCAGCTTTTGGGGCTTCTTTGGGAGGTGTAGCCATGTTACTTCCTTTCCAATGGTGGCCTCAGATTTTTCTGAAGCCTGACGTTAGCCGGAATAGCTTTCGTGCCATCCGGAGGTGGTCTAAAAGGTTTCAATCCGCCTTTACCGACTATAGGTAAACCACGAACTGGACCAATTGGCTTTAGTTGTAGTGACTTAAGTATCTGTGCTCGAGTTAAACCAGGAAATGGCTTTGGCGAATCCGTCTTAGGCTTCGAGGGGACGCTCGGTTTTTCAGACTTATCAACCATTACCATCTCCTGTTTCCCGGGCTGGGAACTACGTACCAAGTGTGACCAATGCGGCCATATTAACTTGCTTACGCTCTGGAGCTACTCGCGCCCAGGCTGCAGCAGCCGCAAGTTCTGCGTTCGTGGGAGAAAGGCCGGCCATACCAGATGTCTGGAATGCCATGCCCTTCGGATGGAAAAGAAGTTCACGTCGTGACCACAGTTCTTCAACACCACCGCCATTGCCTTGCTGAGGAATACGATAGGTTTCAACAGGAACCCTCGCAGAACCTTCACCAAAGATAATGGAGTCACGGCCCAGAAGATACGTCCAGTACTTGGCAGTACCACCGGAACCGGTAACCAGAACGCTATCATCACGGATTACGTTGTAGCCCAAGTAAGTTGGGAATCTTACCTTGCCATCACTATCCGGAATAAAGTCGATCAAGTTTTGCTTGGCCAGGGAGGCATAGACCTTGCTGTGCATAATAATGACCGCCAAGTCATCAGATGCGTCACCCATCGTCTGGGCAGCATCGATGATAGCGCCGGCTGATGCACCCGCCGTGGCGGATACGTCAACCACCATGTCACCTGAGTTTGTAGCAATATTCTTGGCAAACACACCAGTCAGCATGCTTACAAGAATAGTCTCAAATTCACGTGACCAATAATCTACAACACGGTTAGCAACAACCGTCTGCGGATCATCACCAGCCAAATCTGCCACTAGGTCAGCACTTGACCAGCCTTTGTTACGGGACATACGGACTGCGATGTCCGAAAGTGCCGTCAGACCAACGGGAGCCGCAACTGACGCAGGGTCATCATTGCTCACGTTCGAAGCACCTGACAAATCATTCCACATTGGGAGGTTGATTGTCTGGCCACCGCCATTCAAGAAGTCAGAAATGCGGGGGTCACTAACAAGAATGCCGGCCTGAAAAATTCTCGCTTTCTCAGCCGTCATCCGAATAACATAGTCTGCAAATACTGCAGGCACTACGACATTGGTAATGCGGGTTACAGCCATAACGGTTTCCTTACAAGGGTTGAATTGCTAAATATTCCTAACAATCCTTAGCTTGTGCTTTCGCGGCAGGATGTGTTATGTAAACCCAAGACGGCTTATGCTTGCGCGGCGCGTATTGGTGGTATTAAAACTTCTAAGATTTTACAAGGTTCTCCTTTCGGGCAATGTACACCTTAGAAGTTCACTTTTACTCCAGCTGCACGTGCAAGTTCTCGCGCACGTGCAGGATCCGTATTAAAGATCTCACCCTGTTTTGTGAGATTCTCTTTACCTTTCATCCAGGGATTCACTTGCTGCGTAAGTGCATTCGCTCCATAAAGCGAATCTTCTGCATATATCTCAGCACCTACTTTAGCAAGAGCCTTAGCTACTGATGCGCTAAGTATTGTACCATCTGGCATCATTAACTTAGCTTCTTTCAGCGCAGCTTGTAGCCCTGGATCTAAATTCTTCATAGCCCGGGTTGCCATTTCAACCTGTTTGGCATAACTTTCCGTGCCAGGTTGACCCCAGGATTTAATTAGCTCTTCGTGAGAAGACTTGATTCTCTCATTAATCTGAGCAATTTCTGCTCTTACAGCACCTGTAGCATGCATAACATACTTATCATGTAGTGCATTTGCTTGTATACGAGTCAAACCGTTCTCATGTGCCCAATTTTTAAACGCGTCTGCGAATGCGACGTCATATGGCAGATCAGGTGGAGCCTCTTTGGGCAACGTAAAAGTGTAATCTGCTGCTTTGTCTGGGCGTCCAAGCGCTTTATGATATGCATCCCATTCTGCCTTAGGAGCATCTGGCGCCGGTTGAAGGATTCCTTTCTCTGAAATCTTTCCTCGAAGCTCTGCATAAGACTTAATGACTTCATTAGGATCTTTCCAGTTATTCTTCTTAAGAACTTCTTGAGATTCTGGGCTAAATGAAGAATACCAAGCTGGAGTCTCTAACTGCGTAGAGTCTGCTGGAGGTGGTGTAAACGGTGTTGGAGTTTCTCCAGATCCTGTTCCAGCTTCAGTCCCCGCTGGAGCAGGTGTTGCTGGAGTAGCAGCAGGCGTTCCAGACTGT